TTGTCTTATCTTAATCTGAAAAGTTTGGCTACAAGTGTAAAAGTTGGTTTAAAAAGAGGCTGGTCTGGTACTGTATTGTCTTATCTTAATCTGAAAAGTTTGGCTACAAGTGTAAAAGTTGGTTTGAAAAGAGATTGGTCTGGTACTGTGTTGTCTTATCTTAATCTGAATAATTTGGAAACGAAAATTAAAGTAAAACTTGTCAAGGGTAGCCCTAACAAAATTGAAGTTTCCAAAGATGGTGATACAAAGTGGGAATTGTCTGTAAGGAAGCTTGGCGGCGTGTTTGCAAAAGGCATGTGGAAAAATCTGCCGCAATTTGCTAATGGCGGTATCTTCTCGTCCGGCTTCTGGCGCAGTTTTCCAAAGTATGCAAACGGTTCAAACAACGTCCATGGCAGCATGTTCTTAGCTGGTGAAGCTGGCCCTGAACTTGTCGGACATATCGGAGGCAGGACGGAAGTCCTAAACCAAAGTCAACTCGCTGCTACTATGTTCAGCGCGGTTCGCGCCGCCATGAACGGCGTTAAGATTGCGGCACAGTTCTACGGCGGCAGTACAGACAGCGAACAGGACTATGATACCATGTATCGCGCCATGTACGATGCTTTTACGGCGGCTTTAGCCAAGAGCGACGCGAGGGATGCGGAGAAGGTTGCACTGTTGCGGCAGATTAACGCGAAGGAGTTCACAGCAGAGGTTACGGCTGAAAGCGTGAACCGGGCGCAAAGGCAAATGAACAGACGTTCTGGATTGACTATTGTTCCAGTGAACTAAGGGGGTGCGGATATGCCTAACCAGACTTATAACCCGATAAAAACGGTTGATGGCGCGGCTGTTCCGTGCCCTTCCAAGTACGATTGGACGGTCAACGATATATCGGATGAAGATGCTGGCCGCTGCGAATCCGGGCTGATGCATAAGAACCGAATCGCCCGAAAGCGCAAGCTGGAACTGGAATGGCAGAATGTGTCGATGGCGACGGCAAACGCGGTGCTGGCCGCGTTTGCGCCGGAGTATGTGAACGTGAACTGCCTTGACCCGCTGGCGAATGGGTATGTGACGAAGCGCTTTTATAGCGGCGACCAGGGGGCAAGCGCGTACAATGTGCGCATCAACGCATGGACGGTATCGTTCAATATCATCGAGCAGTAAGGGGGTGATGGGGTGTACCCGATAACGAACGAGGTCAAGGCGCTGTTTGAAGCGGAACAGACAAAGGTTCTGCGGATTACCGGTTCGACGGTAAAGATATTGCCGACCGATATTTCCGTGTACAATGGGAATACGCTCGTCTATCAGTCTGGCGACAGTAAGCGGGTAAAGCTGTACAGCGGTACGACGGAAGTCTTTGATTCTGACGGGACGCAGACGATCATCCTGTACAGTGGCGATACGCCCATATACATTAATGATGAGGCCGGTATGCCTGTCAACCTGACGATCACCAGTGACAATGTAAAGGCAAACACTTTTGTCATTGACCGCTACAGTTGCAATGGTCAGAAATTGGAAATCGGGACGGCGGTTGCCTCGCAGATGAAGCTTCGCTTGGATAACCACGATGGCTTCTATGACGGTATTGTGTTGGAGGGTGTCGAGTTTTTCGTTGAGATCGGGATTGCGGACTGGACGCAGGAGAATCCGACCGTTACCTATATCCCATGTGGCTACTTTACGTCCTGTGTACAACCGAGGAAGTTAAGCACCATAGAATTGACGTGCCTTGACAGGATGACGCGATTCGACAAGGAAGTGGACGCGACGGCGTTGACGTTCCCGGCGACTGTGGCGAACCTTGTCGGTCAGGTCTGTACAATTTGCAGTATGCCGTTCAACCAGTCGCTTACTGCGTTGCCGAATTACAATTACAGCATTACGGAGTTGCCAACTATCGATGGGGCGATAATCACCTATCGGAACCTGATACAGTGGTGCGCGGGGTTGATGGGAACGAACGCATTTGTGGATTGGAACGGCTATCTGCAATTCACGTGGTATACGAACTCCACGGGGTATGTCAGCACGATTGACAACCGATACAACAGCGATTTGTATGAAAATGCCATTACGATAACTGGCGTGGAATACACGGACAGCGACGAAGCGAGGACTGTATACCTGGCCGGTACGGACGATTACGCGCTTGACGTATCGAATAATGGATTCATCAACGCAAACAATGCCGCGACGGTGCTTGCGGGGATTTACAGTGCTGTTCAGAGTTTTGTGTATACGCCGTTTACGGCTTCTGTGATTGCCGCGCCGTATCTGTGGCCGATGGACAGAATTACGTTTACAGATAAGACTGGACATACCTATATCAGTCTGTTGACAAACGTTAACTTCGGACTGAACGGTACGACTGGGCTTGCGGCTATCGGGGAAACCGAGGAATTGAACAATGGTGTAATGGGTAGTGGATTCACGGCGCAACAGTTGCAGGAACTGAAAAACATAAAGCAGATCACAAGCGACAACCTGAAAAACGCGGTGGATGCAGCGACGGCGCTGATTACCGGCGCGGACGGCGGTCATGTGCGGTTCATGTACAATTCTGACGGGGAATTGACGGAAATTCTGATTATGGACACCGATGATATTACTACAGCGACGAAAGTATGGCGGTGGAACAGCGGTGGTTTAGGATATTCGTCAAATGGATATGCGGGGCCGTATACGCTTGCCATGACGCAGAATGGGGCTATCGTAGCAAATTTCATAACCGCTGGAGAAATGAGTTGCGACAGATTACAGGGAGGTATGTTGACCCTTGGCGGTGCAAACAATGGTAACGGCGTTATGCAGGTATTAGATGCTTTTGGTAATATAATCAGTACCATGAATAATGCCGGTATCGATATCAACAAGGGCAGCATCAAAAACTATTCGACGGACGGATATTTCTACGACGCGCTGGATTCTGGCGCCCTGCGCTTCTATGTGAACATGGGGAAATTAGAAGGTGGAAATGACAGATGGGAAAACATTGGAGGTATACTTGGAGGTCTTAACGGTTCTATTCCGTTGTTTGACAGGTCATATATAGGATTAAGTTCGTTTGCAAACTTAAATATATCAGCGGCTGGTAAAATTCATTTATGGACAACAGGAACTCCTAATTCACATATTGAAATGCGTGGAGATACGATTAACATAACCGGTAGCCTGACAATCAATGGTTATGCTTGTGCATCCGGCACTTTTACAACCGCAGACGGTAAAACCGTAACTGTTAGAAATGGCCTTATTACAGCGATAACATAATAAAAGGACGGTGACATAGATGTTTACCGGAAAGCAGTTGGCGGCGTATTGTGAGGAAATATACGCGCATAAAGATCATTGGTGTTACTGGTATGGGACTTACGGCAAGCTGTGCAGTAAAGACCTGTACGAACATAAAAAGAAGCAATATCCCAACCATTATGGCAGTAGCAGAACCAGTGGCTACATGCGGGACATTGAGAAGAAGCGGCGTTGTGCGGATTGCGTCGGCATGATAAAGTCGTACTTTTGGACGGGCGGTGTCTATGATAGCAACCCGAAGTACGGAACCAACAACTGCCCCGACAAGTCTGCCAACGGTATGTTTGAAAAGTGCAAAAAGACTGGCAAGATTAGCACGATACCCGACATTCCTGGCATTGTAGTATGGAAGCCCGGCCATATCGCCGTGTATGTTGGTAATGGGTACACGATTGAAATGAAGGGCTTTAACTATGACTGTCAGCGCAACAAAGTTTCTAAAGGCCCGTGGACTAAATGGGGCATGTTGCCGGACAGTATGATAAAATACGACGATGAACCCACGCCTGAACCGAAGCAGCACGTTCAGATTACGGGTGGTAGCGTGAATGTGCGAAGCGGCCCCGGAATCAAGAATAAGGACATTGGAACCGTCCACAAGGGTGACGTGTTGCCCTATCAGGGACAGACGCAGAATGTTGACGGGCGCGACTGGTATTTGGTGGAATATCAGAATCAGAACGGTTGGGTTTCTTCCAAGTATTCCAAGCTGGTGAAATGAAATGGCAAGTGAGATACAGATTGCTATTGCAATGGTAGACTTATGGCTGTGTCAGATAGTCGCGTTACCGTGGAAGCGGATAGGGATTTCTTTAATGGTTGCTGTGATTATCATTAAGGTTGTCAAGGGGGTGATAAATGATGTTGACCGTTTATGCTAATTCACAGGATATAACCATAATAGGCAGACTTGGAGAAAATCTGCACCGCAGGATTCAATTTGATATAAGCGAATTTTCAGAGATGTACCCTAATGCAAGCTACTGGCTGTTGCACCAAAGGCCGGGAGATAGTGCCGCATATCCGGTAGCGGATATTACGGTTGACGGTAACAGTGTTTATTGGACGGTCAGTAACGCAGATTTGTCGGCAGACGGTCAAGGGCGATGCGAGTTAATCGTGATGGATGGAGATATGATTGCAAAATCAATAATCTATCTGACGCGAATACTAACGGCGCTGGATGGTAGCGGGACAGCACCCAACCCTTGGGAGAGTTGGCTAAATCGGTTCCAGGAATACGCGCAGGAGGCGTCCGGTGCTGCGGCGGCAGCATTGGAAAGCGCCCAATCTGCAAGCGGTAGCGCTCAAACGGCGACGGATAAGGCGAGTAATGCCTCTGAAAGTGCAAACGCTGCGGCTGGTTCTGCTACAACAGCTTTTAATAAAGCCGGGGAAGCATCTGTAAGCGCTCAATCAGCAAGTGAATCGGCGACGACAGCGATCGATAAGGCCGGTGAAGCGTCCGAATCCGCTACGGCTGCGTCCGGATCGGCGTTGGCGGCTGGCGCTTCTGCTTCCGACGCTGCGGCCAACGCTTTGAAATCCGAGGGATTTGCCGTTGGAGAGCAGAATGGTTTGGATGTTGGAAATGAATCGCCATACTATCACAACAATGCAAAGTATTACAGCGAACAGGCAGCAGAAAGCGCGGCGGCGGCAGCGCAACACAATATGGGCGTGAGCGTTTCTGGAACAACGTTGGTATTTGCAAACGTTATATAATTGATACAGGGGGTGACGAAATGCCTTATGTGGATAAGATAACTGTAGACGAAACAGAATATGGTATTCGTGACGCAGATGCGAACATTAACATACTTCTTCTTAGCGAAATGATACCAGATACCGTTCAGTCTATTACATTTGACAGCGCCGGTAATGTTTCTACCATTACGCATATGCGCTCAAACACGGCCATCCGAACTGATGCTTTTACGTTTGGAACTAGTACGATTACGGAGATTCGGACATTGAACACTGGTGAAAGTCTTACGCTTGTCACTAATACGACTACGCTACAAACAACAGTCACATATGCGGCTGAATAAAGGAGGTATTTAGAATATGGGAGTAAGCATTTGGGAAGGAAATAAGGCGCAAGGGCTTATTGATGTTGGACATCTTTTGGTTGAAGGGTTTGCGCGTCAAAACCTTCTGCTTTCACAGATGGTTCCGACCAGTGAAGCAACGCCGTCCGCTGAATTGGCTGAAATCCACAGGATTGTCCAGGCTGGTGAAGCGCCTAATGTATTCTCTATTGGCGACCAGTTGATGCTGAACTACAACGACGGTTCTCAGTCCTATGTGTTGCCGTGGGACATTGTGCATTTTGGCAACGTGGAATTGGAGGATGGCGAAACCGTTCCCGGTATGTTCTTGCAATCTCACTATGCTATGCAAGCCGTTCAGTTTGACGCATCGGAGGCTATCTATGTGGCGACCGCTGCAATGGCCCCTGGAACGTACTACTTCACCATCGGTACGAATTGGGGGACGCACTGCGTTTCCGGGAAGTCATATTACTTCACGACTACGGTTGAAATCCCGCAAGGTGGACAGATTGTGGTTGGAAAGAATAACGACTTCTATACGTGGGGTGCGCCTGATACGGCCCCGTCAAATTGGCGTGTTCATACGTTTGCAAACGCGGCGAGTATCACACCGCTTGATACCAATTTGGAATTGACGGAAGGTACGGAAGGGACGAGCCTCGGAACCGTCGCGTCCAACATTGTATACGGTACGACTAACCCGAACAACCTGCAACGTGCGGCCTACGGCTACAACCGCTGGGGACAGTCAGGTTTCCGTCAATGGCTGAACAGCAGCGCGGCGGCGGGCAGCTGGTGGACGGCGAAGAATGTGTTTGATCGGCCTCCCCAGCAGTTGTCAAACACTCGTGGATTCATGGCTGGATTTGACGAGGCGTTCTTGAATATCATTAAGCCTGTTAAGGTAACTACTGCGTTGAATACTGTTACAGATAGTGGCATAGGTACAAGCGAAAGCACTTATGACACATTCTTCCCGGCTTCATTGGAGCAGGAATACATTGTACCGCAGTTAGCAGATGTAGAGGGCGAATATTGGGAGTATTGGAAACAGCGGCTTGGGCTTTCCAGTCCGCAAATTACGGGTAGTTCAGGAGCAAACGCATATCATATTAGGTATGCGTATAACGCCAAGACAAGCGCCCAGTACGTCCGTCTGCGGTCAGCGTATCGCGGCTACGCGCATTATACGTGGTTTGTCGACACGGCAGGCCACGCCTACGCCTACTACGCGACGTCCGCGGATAGGCCAGCCCCGGCTTGCGTAATCTGTTAATCTATCATCCCCGCCCCGCAAGGGGCGGGATATAAAAGGACGTGATGCTTATGTCTGTACCAGTTCCCAACAGAGGTCACGGCGAACTTGAAGTGAATACTAAAGCAAGAGCGTTGACGGTATATACGCTAAAAATTCTCGAAAATGAGAAGTGGTTTCCTAAAAGCCAAGTAGCGTTTATAACAAAACTCCAAGATTGCGCCATAGAGATACAAGCCCTCTGTTGGGAAGCTAATGAGATCAAGGTAAACGACAATGAACAAAGGTATCTAAGACGTATAAATTTGCAGGATAATGCGGCTGAAAAGTGCAATCGAATGACAATGCTGATTGAAACAGCGCAACCATTGTTTCATCTGCAAACTAAGCGCACAAGATACTGGATTAACCTTGTTGTCACTTTGAGAAATCTAATCAGGGGATGGCGTGACAAAGATGTTATCCGCTTAAAGCCTAAGAGCGTATAGCGGTTTACATCGGGGGTGTAGGCTGTACCAGAACGTCCGTCTGCGGTCAGCGAATCGCGGCAACGCGAATAATACGTGGAATGTCAACACGACAGGCAACGCCAACAACAACAACGCGACGAACGCGAATAGGCCAGCCCCGGATTGCGAAACGCTATGAAAAACATTTGTCTGTAAGATAAATTAGAATAGCCGATACGCAAGGAGCCGAATCCCCCGCCTTGAAAAAAAGGCAAAACAATACGACTGTGATACTCGTGACGTTCGCGCCAGTTGAGTTATAAACGCAGGAGATTTTTGTGAATATCAGTGAAGAAGATGTAATTGGATTCAATGCTTTATACGAATCCATGTTCAAAACGAAGAAAGGTGTTCTTTGGAAGGATTCTGTGGCGGCGTACTATCATCGTGGAATAGAGCGTACAGAGAGATTAAGCCAACAACTACATGATGGTACATACAAGCCTTTCCCAACAAAGCATTTTTCAATTACAAGCCCAAAACCGAGAGAGATTGCATCAATCGCATATCGTGACCGTGTATATCAAAGAAGTTTGAACGATAATGTTGTATATCCGCTTATGACGAATAGTTTTATTTACGATAATTGGGCGTGTCAGTCTGGTAAAGGAACCGACCCGGCGCGTGAACGATTGAAAGAATTTCTAAGAAGGTATTATCGCAAGAACGACTATAACGGATATGTCGCACAATTTGATATTCATGGATATTATCCTAATATGCGTCACGATATAACCGAAAACAACTTTCAAAGAAAACTGCCTGATTGGGCTTTCAGGCGCGTCAAACGAATACTTAATGAACAATACCCTAAGGATGTTGGCTATAATCCGGGAAGTCAGTTGATTCAAATAGCCGGTATTTCTAATTTAGATGGGGTAGATCATTATATCAAAGAACAGCTTCATGTGAAGTATTATATTCGATACATGGATGATTTAATACTAATACATGAAAGCAAGGAAGAATTAGAGCGATACAGTGTATGTATCATTAACAAACTAAACGAACTTGGATTTGAAGTAAATCCGAAGAAAACAAAAATATATCCGTTGAGCGAAGGTATTACGTTTCTTGGATTTACATATCATCTCACGCCAACTGGTAAGGTTTATATGATTGCCGATGCTTCAAAAGTAAAATCCGGACGAAAAAAATATCGACGATTGGTGGCTAAATCTAAACGTGGGCTTGTGCCGCGAGAGAATGTAGATATGTCTTTCCAGACATGGATTGACCATTTGAGCAAAGGTAATTCATATCACTTGATTCAACGACTAACGCGGTTCTACAATACTTTATGGGAGGATTGATAATATGTCTACTGTCATTCGTCGTGGTGTAAGTCCGCAGGAACAGGCTTTGCGTGATAATGCAATCGCAATATCACAAAAAAACGCAGATTTAATTGAATACCTGGCTATGATGACCGACGTTGATATACCTACTGATGAAATGGAGGAAAGCAACAATGAGTAAGAAGTTTGAGTTTGTCAAGTCTGCATATGAGCGTGGGACGTGGAACAAGACAATGGTTCGCAATGCTGTAATTAAGAATTGGATTACAGCCGATGAATATGAATTGATTACGGGTGAGGTATATGAATGAAACGGGCGATTGTAATTGACGCTAATGACTTAAAGAAGATTCTTTCAGAATACTTCAATGTTAAGCCAGAGGATGTTATCAAGAGCCAATATTCATATACCATTATTACTGATGAAAGGAGTGATGCGAATTGAGTGACGTAGTTAGAGTTGCGTTGATTTCCGGCGTGTTTTCGCTATTGGGTATCGTTGTTACGGTGATACCCACGATCATAGCCAACCGGAAAAAGACGCAAGAAAGCATCAAGCAGACAACCGAGGTTATGGAAAAGCGAATCGACAAGCTGCAATCGTCTTATGATGCGCATGTTAAGGACTATGAAGCCGCAAAAGCAAGTTCACAGAGATACAGGATTCTTCGGTTTTACGATGAGGTTTGTGAAGAACAACGTCATTCCGAAAGCCACTTTGAGGACATCTTGCAGGACATAGATGAATACGAAAACTATTGCAAGCATCACGACGATTACAAGAACAACCGAGGTCATGTAGCTATGACGTATATCAAAGAACTATACGGCAAGCTAAAAGCCAACGGTGGATTCTTAACACATGAATAAGGAGGACAAGCAAATGCGGGATTGGAAAGCATGGATTAAGGCGGCGGGTGTTCGCGCCATTAAGACGGTGGCACAGACGGCGGTTGCAACCATCGGGACGAGCGCGGTTATGGGTGATGTGAACTGGATTATGGTTGGCAGCGCGTCACTGTTGGCGGGGATTCTTTCGTTGCTAACCAGCGTTGCCGGGTTGCCGGAAGTGCCGGAAGGTTGACGGCATATTCTTACCCTGCTCCCCACGGGGAGTGGGGTATTTTTATATGCGTGAGATGTTATTAGTAATGTTATTAGTAGAGCGCAATTTTGCGCCATTTTTTGCCACTTTTTAATTTTTGCGGTGATAAAAGGAAAACCCCCGAAAACTGCGTGTTTACGGGGGGGGTTGACGGAGAAGGAGGGATTTGAACCCTCGCGGCAGTTATCCCACCCTACTCCCTTAGCAGGGGTATAGAAAAGCCCGTATTTACAAGGGTTTTCGGGTATGTTGTTATTAGTATGTTATTAGTAGCCGTTGTCTTTTTTGATGGTGTTGGCGGCGTCGTGGACATCGGATTTATCCGGGTGCGCGTATCTGTCAAGCATCTTCGACGTACTCCACCGCATCATGCGTTGGATAGTTTGTGGGGCTATGGATTCGGTGATGGCAAGGCGGGTGGCTGTAGTATGGCGACACGAATACGGTTCAAGGCGTCTGCAACCAGCCGCTTCTAAAGCCCCGTAATAGTCCGAATACCAGCGTTTTTCATCGTGCGGCCATATATAGCCACTTGGCTGTGCGTTGGCTATCAAGTCTATTACAAGCGGTGTAGCGTCCTCTGGAATGATTATGGGTGACTTCTTCCTGACTTTTGTTTTCATACCCGCGCCGTGGATTTCCAGTATGTCCAGGTGGATGTTTTCGACTTTCAAGTTTTGGGCTTCACCCGGCATCATGCCCGTACATATCATCAATAGCGGGATGGCGGCGCGGATGTCGCCGGATTCGTACAGTTTCCATAGCGCCAGTTGTTCGGAATTTCCGAACACCTGACGTTCCTTTTCCTCTAACTTTGGCAGCACGATAAACGACGGTATATCCCTGTTGCACCATCCATCGGCGGCGGCGAGTTCAAACAGTTTGGTTAGGACTGTTTTACAGTCCTTCGCCGTATAGTAGGTTGTGGCAACCCGTGAAACAATGTCACGGGTTTCCGCGACTGTGATTTGGTCTACGCGCCGGTAGTACAATTCTGACAGCTTCTTCCACGCGCCTTTATAGGCAGACTGTTTGGACGCGGACAGCTTTTCAAGTTCGCCGGTGGAATAGGTGTTCCAGTATTCGATAAGTTGGGGCGTTTTTTGTTTGGGCTTGTCCGTTTTGAGGATGGCGCAATAGTCAAGCGCATCTTTCTTTCGGAAAAATCCGCCTTTCGTTTTCCAGATCGGGACGGCATGGCCGTCCTTGTCTTTCCAACCTATGACAACACGCGCCGTCCACGTTTTGCCGCGACGGTAAGCTGTGCCTTGTCCATTTCCGCGTGTGCGTCCCTTCATTTCAACACCAGCTTTTCGTTATCCATGAACTTCCCTTGTGCGATATGTACGATGTCCAATATCCATGTTATGCCGAGGATGGCAAAACATATCACGGCTATAGCTTCGCGCCAGTGTACAAAAATACCCGTTTGTGGCCCGAATGTGATTCGGAAGTAGTAAATACCGTATACGTTGGACGCGATTGTTAGAGCAAGCATTAAGAAAAGGTTCAGTGCGCCGCGCCAATAGCGGCGAACATAGAAGTAATGCAAACCAAAGAATCCAAACATGACGCAGAGAATTAAGGCGACAGTCTTGCTTTTTTTGGATGAGATATATTTATACTGATATTTCTTAGGCATCTATTTCCACCTGATTTCATATAAATTTCCATGATGTTCTATGCGCGGTTCTTTTTCTTTTCGGCCTGATGGTTTTCCAATATTTCCAGAACGATACCCTGATAAATAGGTTCGGCGGCATGGTAGAGTTTGAGTATTCGCTTATCTTCGGCTGAAATTTCTTCTTTAGGTTTAGTGAATACTTCACCTGTCAATGCCTTAATGCCTCGGTTTATTAAGTCCATTAAGGCTTCATTTTGGCTTCTGAAACGATGTTCAAATCTGTATTCATCTACTGCCTTATATAATTCTTCATCATTAAAGGTAATCATTGTTCGCGGTTTCTGTGTAGGCATATTATCACTCCTTTCAAGAGTATTATACACCATTGATGAAGTGTGTCAATGTTTACAATTTGATTAAATTATGAAAACCAACACTGAAAAAGCTTGACGGTGAAACACTTTTGTGTTATATTCTATTCATGGGTGAAACACTGAAACACTGTGAAGGGAGGGATAATGAATGAGTGTTGATAAGAAGGACTGGCGGCTGTCTATAGCGCTGACTCCGAAACAGGAAGAAGCAATCGTCGAACTGCGTAAAACTGATAAATATGCCCGGTGCAGTTTCGGAGAAATTGTCAGACAACTAATTGACACTGGTTTGGAGGCTCAAAAGTATGACGCTCAACGAAATCCGAAGCCTTGAACGCGAATACCTTGTTCCTGCCGATATTGCTCCGATACTTGAATGTGACCCGCAGGACATTCGGATAGCTGCAAGGCAGCATCCCGAAAGGTTAGGATTCAACGTTAGCGTTATTGGCACAAGGGTAAAGATACCACGCAGAGCGTTCCTTGACTGGATGGAAAGGAGTGGTTGAATGAGTAAGGGACGTCAGATTGCGCAATGGTTCAAGTGTGGCCGATTGTGGGTAGTATATCCCCCTAACTGGCCGAAGAACACGGAACTAAGTTTCACTGAACAGAGCGCAATGGTGGATTGGGCGCACGACAACGGGATAGTGTTGCGGGATATGACCCCGCCGCGAAGGAGGTATGTGTAGTGGCAAGTCTGTATGAACTGTCTGCGGAGTATGCGGGATTTCTGGACGCATACGCAAACGCGCAAAATGAGGAAGAAGCTGCGGAGATACTACAGTCGTTGGTGGACATCCACGGCGAACTGACGGAAAAGGCCGAGAACTACGTCAGGGTTATCAAGAACGTCCAGAGCGATGTAGACGGCTACAAGGCCGAGGCGAAGCGGTTGACGGCCAAGGCAAAAGCCGGAGAAAACCTGATCGACAGGTTGAAGAACGCCATGCGCGACGCTATGGAACTGACGGACACGCCGAATATTCAGACGAGCATCGGCAAGTGGCGGTTGCAGAAGAATCCGTATAGCTGCAAGGTTACGGACTGGACGAAGATCCCGCAGGAGTTCCGGGAGCCGCAACCCGATAAGGTGGACAACGCCGGGCTTATCAAGCACTTCAAGGCAACGGGTGAACTGTTCGACGGCTGCGAGATAACGCAGAGCATGGGGGTGAGGTTTCAGTGAACGAGAATTGTTTGAACAACCGGCCTGTGGTGATGATGAAAGTCCCGCGCTACGAGTACGCGAAGTTGGTACGGGACGCAGAGCGTTTCCAGATTGTGGTTAAGCTGGCTAAGAACCTGGACAGCTATGACTTGAAGAAGATTCTGGACGTACTTATCAACCAATCGGTGACGGAGGATGAATAGCCACTACTGCGACATCTTCACGGACTGTTGGCACTGTACCGCGCCGTACTGTCCGTATGAGAAGTATGAGCCGAACTGGTTGGACGACGTAAAGGAGGAAGATGATGGCACTGAACATCAGCACGGGGACGATTCCGAGGGCGCAGAAGATTGTGCTGTACGGGGTGGAGGGTATCGGCAAGACTACGCTGGCAAGTCAAATGCCCGATCCGCTGTTCATTGACACCGAAGGCGGCACGGCCTTTATGGACGTGAAGCGCATTGACGGCGTAAATACCTGGCCCGACCTGTTGGCGACGGTGAAGGAAGTCTCCGCGACGCCGTGGGTGTGCAAGACGCTTGTGATTGACACGGCTGATTTGGCCGAGCAGAAGCTGGTTGAATGGATTCTGAAAGAGAACAACATCAAGAGCATTGAGGAGTACGGTAGGGGTTACGGCAAAGGCGTTGTGTACCTGGGCGAGAAGTGGATGCAATTCCTGAAGCTATGCGACAGGTGCATTGACAGCGGTATCAACGTGGTTATCACCGCCCACGCATGGATGCGCAAGCAGGAACTCCCCGACGAGATGGGCGCGTTCGACAGGTGGGAACTGAAACTTTCCAAGCGGTGCGCCCCGCTGTTGAAGGAATGGGCCGACGCCGTTCTGTTCTGCAACTACAAGACGATTGTGGTTGAGACAAAAGAAAAGACGAAGAAGGGCACTGGTGGCCGGAGGGTGATCTACACAGCGCACAAACCCGCGTTCGACGCGAAGAACCGTCACGGTTTGCCCGACGAATTGGAAATGACCTATGAGAATATCGCGGTGATATTCAAGGGTACGGAACAGGGCGACAAACCCGTATCTGCGGCGACGCTGGAAAAGCTGATGGCTCAGATTGATAAGGCCGAAGTGAAGCCGGAGGAAGTCTGCGCGGTGCTGGTAAACCGCAAAGGCTATCCCGAAGGTACGAAGCTGAACGACTTGACGGAGGGCTTTGTCAACGGTTGGCTGCGGCAGAACTGGCAGCGGGTAGTCAAAGAGATCGTGAATAATCCTGAAAGGGTGCCGTTCTGATGCGTGTGTTAGTTGCGTGTGAGGAATCACAGGCCGTTACTATTGAAATGCGGAAGCTGGGGCATGAAGCGTATTCCTGCGACATCCAGGAATGTAGCGGTGGACACCCGGAATGGCACATTCAGGATGATGTGTTAAAAATTCTGGGGGGGGGGTTGGGACTTGATAATCGCCCATCCACCATGCACATACTTGTCTAACCTTGGTGCAAAACACCTGTTCATGGGTACGGAGCGCGTTGTAAGAAAAAATGAAACATTCCGTTTGATGAATGAGGAACGTGTAAGACATGGGATTAAAGCGCGTGATTTCTTTCTTGCTATGCTTAATGCTCCATGCGATAGGGTAGCCGTAGAAAACCCCGTTCCTTCTTCGATATGGCAACTTCCGCAACCATCACAGATAATACAACCATACTACTTTGGCGACCCGTACAAGAAAAAGACATATCTTTGGCTGCGCGGTTTACCGCCACTTATGCCTACAGAAGTATGCGAACCGACATTCTTATGGGTAGACGGTGGACACGGCAAGACAACTAAGATGCAGCACTTTGGATTCAGGGACGCTAAGAAAAGGAGTAAGACTTTCCCCGGTATTGCAAGGGCAATGGCTGAACAGTGGACTAAATAAAGGAGGAAAGAGCATGAGCGAATATCTGGACAACGAAACCTTTGATTGGGACGGCGAAATCGAACAGGACGGACAGGAGTTTATCACGCTGGACGAGGGTGATTATCCCTTCACCGTGACGAAGGTGGAGCGCAAGAACTTTGAAGGATCGGACAAAATGCCCCGCTGCAATAAAGTTGTGGTGCATGGCGAAGTAAGTACGCCGAAAGGCCCCGCGACGTTCCGGGAAAACCTGTTCCTGGTGAAGCGGCAGGAGTGGAAGCTGTCCGGTTTCTTCCGCTGTCTCGGTATGAAGAAGCATGGTGAGAAGTTGAAGATGGACTTCCCCGGCGCGGTTGGCCGTAAGGGCATGGCGCACTTCAAGCCGCAGAAGTACAACGGAACGACCTACAACAGCATCGACAAGTTCTACGACTACGACCCGGCGAAGATGAATGGCGGGACGTTCACGGAAGTAAAGGATGATGACGTGCCGTGGTGACGTATGTCGGCAGCACAATCCGCGTGGTGGAACCGTCTGAACAGCTTATACAGTGGTGCAGAGATAACCTGACGCTGGCGAATCCTGACTTCTATAAGAAGGAGCGCATGGGGCTGTGGACGGGCAAGACGCCGGAAACGATACGGCTGTGGAGGTTGGGGAGAACAACCCCTTCCCAACTTCCAATGTTGGAAATGCCGTTCGGGGTGTTCAGGGATGTGCAAGGGCTGTTGGAGGATGTACATATCACGTTTCAGGAGGCGAATCACATTGACTACGGCACTTCCATACCGCTATACGATTATCAGGCAGAGGCGGTACACAGAGCGTTTGATAAGCGATACGGGATTATCCAAAGCGCGGCTGGCAGCGGCAAGACACAGATGGGGCTTGCGCTAATACAGATGTACGGCGTAAAGGCCCTATGGCTGACGCACACGAAGGACTTGCTTAACCAAAGCAAGGAACGCGCTGAACGGTACATGAACCCCGAACTGATGGGAACTATTACCGATGGTAAAGTGGACATCGGTAAAGGCATCACGTTCGCAACAGTGCAGACCATGAGCAAGATCGGCCTACGGCCATACCGCAACACCTGGGGCGTTATCATCTGCGACGAATGTCACCGCGTATGTTGTTCCAATAATGGTGTGGCAATGTTTGAGAAGGTTCTTAATGCCCTGTCCTGCGGCCACAAGTACGGGTTATCCGCTACCGTACACCGCGCTGACGGCCTAATACGGGCGACGTTCGCGCTGATCGGGCGCGTTATCCATACCGTCCCGGAAACGGCTGTAGAAGCCCTTGTAGAGCCTGTGAGCGTGTCCACGGTGTACACGGACGCTATCATGCCGGATGGCGTTATGGACGGCGAACAGTTGAAGTGGGCGAAGCTGGTGAACGGGCTGTGCGCAGATGGCGATAGGAACAGGCTGATTGCCGACAAGCTGGTGGAGAACCGAGGCTACAGTTGCCTGATACTGTCTGACAGGCTTAATCACCTTGAAACGCTGATGGGGCTGTTGCCTGACGATATGCGGGAAAACGCCGTGATGATAAGCGGGAAGATGACCAGTAAACGCGGCAAGGCCGAACGTGAAGCGGCGATAGAGCAGATGCGGACGGGAGAAAAGAAGTATCTGTTTGCGACCTATACGCTGGCAAAGGAAGGGTTGGATGTGCCGAGGTTGGAACGGCTGTTCCTTGCAACACCGCAGAAGGACGAAGCGGTTATCATTCAGTCGTTGGGACGGATAGCGCGGAAGTTTGATGGCAAGGCCAAGCCCGTATGCGTAGATTTCGTAGACAGGAAGATCGGCGTGTTGATGGGGATGTACCGCAAGCGGTTGAGGATTTATAGGGAGAAGGGGGTTAAAAATTGTTAGAGCAGATGCAAATAACGCCAGATGGTATTAGAGGTTCGCACGAATACAAGGTTGAAACGGCGATAAAACGTCTACAAGCGTTTGAACCGCCTGAAGGTTACTATGTAGCATTCAGCGGCGGGAAGGACAGTCAGTGCATATACCATTTGTATAAGATGGCGGGCGTGAAATTCGATGCGCACTATGCTATAACAAGCGTTGATCCGCCGGAGTTGGTCAGGTTCATCAAAACAAATTACCCGGATGTGAAGTTTGAACGGCAGCATTACAGCGACGGTCAACCTAAAACAATGTGGAATCTTATTCCTCGTTCAAAAATAGCACCTGGACGTAGAGCGCGTATATGCTGCAAAGAATTGAAAGAACCTGGAGGGAAAGAAAGAATTGTCGTTACCGGAGTTCGTTGGGCTGAAAGTATAAGGCGTAAAGAACTTCACGGCGTTGTTGGCTTCAAAGCAAAGCCTAAAAGTACAATAGCTATTGCAGACGAACTTGGTGCTAAGTATAAACTAAATAAGCATAATGAAGTAATTCTTAACGACGACAATGATTTAAACCGGCGAATGGTTGAACAGTGCTACAGAACGCGAAAAACAATGGTAAATCCAATAGTTGATTGGACAGATGAAGATGTTTGGGGATTTCTGAACAGAAACGGTATTCCGCATTGTAGCCTTTATGATGAAGGGTTTACGCGGTTGGGATGTATTGGTTGCCCTCTGGCTCCAATAAAGAATAGAATAAGAGACTTTGAACGTTATCCGAAGTATAAGATGCTATATATCAATGCGTTCAAAAGGATGTTGCATGAACGTAACGCCCCGTCAAGTAAAGAGGATGCAGAACGATTTTTTGAGGAATGGATTATGAAAGCTGGTGGCATATGACCGACATCGAACAGGCCCTTCAATACATCGACTGTTCTGCGCTGTCCTACAGCGAATGGACGCAAGTCGGCATGGCGATTAAAGAGGCTGGCTTATCCTGCGACGTGTGGGACGCATGGAGCCAAACGGACAGTAGCCGCTACCATCACGGCGAGTGCGACAGGAAGTGGCTGTCCTTCAACGGAAACGCGAAGCCCATCACGCAAGCCTATATCTTCATGCTGGCGAAGGAAAACGGATGGCGCACTTACGACGGCAACGACGAAACATTGGAGTGGGACGGCGTGATCGAGTACGACGGCGACGAAGCCAAGCCTGTGAAGCAATGGAACCCGGTTGATGACTTCACGCGCTATCTGCAAGCCCTGTTCCAACCATCCGAGCATGTTTCGTTCGTCACCGAGGTATTGAAGGACGCGGACGGAAAGATGAAGCCCGGTGGGCGCGGGACGTATTGGATGACCCGCGATGCCCTGTTACAGCAGTTGGAGAAGCATCCTGACGATATTTCCGCGACCATCGGGGACTATGACCATGATGCGGGGGCGTGGATTCGGTTTAACCCTATGGACGGCAACGGCGTTGCCAACACGAACGTCACGGGATACAGGTACGCGCTGGTTGAGAGTGACACCATGCCGCTGGACGAACAATACCGGCTGTACCGCAAGCTGAATCTGCCGATAGCCGCTATGGTGACAAGTGGCGGCAAGAGCATCCACGCAATCGTACATATCGACGCAAGCAACCCCGCCGAGTATCGGGATCGTGTTGAACAGCTTTACGATATGCTGGAAAAGCGCGGGATGCTGGTGGATAAGGCCAACAAGAACCCGTCCAGGCTGTCAAGGCTTCCTGGCTGCGTTCGAGGGAACAACCGGCAAACGCTGATTGAAACGAATGTCGGCTGTGCAAGCTGGGCCGAGTGGTTGAAGTACAACGAGAGCAACCCCGAAGATTTACCCGACATTGTACCGCTGTCAGACGCGCTGGTAAGTCCCCCGCCGCTTGCGGACGAACTGATAGAGGGCATACTGCGCAAAAGCCACAAGATGCTTATATCAGGGCCGTCAAAGGCTGGAAAGAGTTTCTTTCTGATGGAGTTGGCTGTTGCGCTGGCGAACGGCGACGAGTGGATAGGGTTTCAGTGCAGGAAATCACGGGTGCTGTACGTCAATTTTGAGATCGACGAAGCAAGCTGCATCAACCGCTTTATCCAAATCCGCAACGCGATTAAGGAACGCAAAGGCTATCCGTGTGAGCATACCGCAGATTTGTTGGTGTGGAACCTTCGCGGACACGCTATGAAGCTTGGGAACCTTGTGCCGAAGCTGATAACAAAGGTGAAGGACTTGAATCTTGACGTTATCCTGATAGACCCGATTTACAAGGTGATTTCCGGTGACGAGAACAACGCTTCGGACATGGCCGCGTTCTGCAACGAGTTTGACAGGATTGCCAATGAACTGAAATGCAGCGTGATTTACTGTCACCATCACAGCAAGGGCGCACAGGGACAGAAAAAAGCAATGGACAGGGCAAGCGGCAGCGGTGTGTTCGCCCGTGACCCGGACGCGCAGTTGGACATGTTGGAATTGGACACGTCGGAGGCGCAGTTATTCAGGGACAACCAGACGGCGACTGGATGGATCATCGAAAGTTCGTTGCGGGAGTTCCCGAACATCATTCCGAAAAGGCTATGGTTTGACTATCCGCTGCATGAAGTGGCGGGGAGCGAGTTGGACAACGCGAAGCCGAAGGGCGGCAGCGACGCGACGAAAGCGAAGATAACAGACGATGATGTTGACAGTTACTTCGACGAATACGCGGATAAAGCGGGTTTTGCGAACGTGGAAGAACTGGCGGGAGCGTTCGGGGTATCGGGAACCACGCTGCGGAACCGGCTGAAAAAGTCAAGGGCGTTTGAACTGGTGAAGGGAATGGGGGTCAAGAGGAAATAAAGGATATGGAGAAGGTTATCAAGGGGTTGGAGTGCTGTTCATCATGCACATGTGGAGGATGTCCTTATACTGTCAAGGATGATCCAACAGCAACGTGCATGAATCTATTGTCACGTGACGCGCTGGAACTGCTGAAAGCGCAGGAGCCGGTGAAACCTGTAGTGGATATAGACACATTGAAATGCGGGAACTGCGGACACACGTTGGAGCATCAGGCGTTACTTGGCGACAACGTTCTATTTCACGAGCAGTACAACTGCTGCCCTGATTGCGGAAGGAAGGTGAAGTGGGATGACTGACAACGAAAAGGCCGTTATGACCGACTGTTACAAGTTCCTTGACAAGTTCAATATGCCGCCCCCTGGTGACGCTACGGATTACTGGTTTGAAGCTGCTGGCACATTGGAAGAATTAGGACAGAAACACAGGAACCATCCGCTGGTGTTGGCGGTAGGCCCCGCGATATACGACTATCTGGAACAGAAGCATAAGGCAATTAACAGAAGGAGGAATAAGTGATGTTCGCAGAGTGGGTAACGATGGGTGTACGAATCGGTATTACGGCGTTCTTTGGATTATTTACGTTCCTGTTGGCAAGTGCGGCTGTAGTAGGAATATTAGGCATTATCTGCCAATTGATTGTACATAGAGAGGATGAAGAAGATTGAAATATCTGATTCTTGCATTGATTATCGTTTCCGTCTACAACGCTGCCACAACAACGATGGGTAAAAAACTGCATTGGAGCCTTGTGTTGTATTGGACGCTTGTAGCAATGACATATTTCATAAAGGCAAGTGATTTACAGTGATATATGTAGGGGTTGATCCAGGAGCTAAAGGCGGCTATGCAATTATAGCCGAGAGCGAAACGGGCAAGGCTGTGTTTGCCTATCCGTGGGACGATACGTTCTTTGCCTATGAAATGTCCGCGCTGATGTGGAAGAAGGATGATGGTGTCACCGCCGTTGTAGAGAAGGTGGGCGCAAGGCCGGGACAGGGCGTTACCAGCATGTTCAATTTCGGCAAGAACGCGGGGTATATCGAAGGCGTGTTATCCGCTTTAGGCATCCCGTATCAGTTGATACCCCCCGCCACATGGAAGAAGGAATTTAGCCTAATAGGGAAGGACAAACAAGCATCCATTGTCACCTGTCACAAGCTGTTTCCTGATGTGGACTTGAAGCGTTCTGAAAGGTGCAGGACGGACAGTGACGGGAAGGCAGAGGCGTTGCTTATTTGTGAATGGGGGCGACGGCATCTATGACTATGAACCCCTGTTACAACGACGGCAAGGATTGTCCTCAAAGGTATGTTGGGTGTAAAGCAGATTGCGAGAAATGGCACAAATGGCTGGCAATCCACGAAGCCGAGAAGGAAGCGATTCGCCGCAACAAGTACGCCGGGAACGAAGCCGATGAATTTGCGCGAGACAGGACAAACCGCCTGAAAGTATTCTATTCGGCACGATACCAACAGGAGAAACGGAGTGGGAAACGATGACGAGATCAGAGGAATTGCGGCAAGAACTGATTGACAAGCTGGCTATAGCCATTGCCAACTATGAACGGTACGGCAGTAGCGACGAGTTCCATTCACAGCACGTCCTTTTGGATTGTATTACGGCGCAACGGTTGCACACCCTTCTGACGGAGCCTGTGAAGTGGCTGTATTACGTCAATGACGAGGGCAAGGCCCGGTGGAAATGTTCGGCTTGTGGAGCCGTGAAGCACAAGAACCCGTACTACAAGCGGTTCTGTAGTCAGTGCGGGAGACTGATAAAACTGGAGGCGTAAGCAATGAACGCATTACCAGAGGGCGCGGTTAAGATCGTACAGGCAGAGATTGATCGGCAGCATATTCAACGGTCATTGTTGCGGGTAGCCGTTGGGAACACCAAGAGCAATTCGGATTACGATTGCATGACCACATACGCCCGGTACAGGTACAGGCAGAAGGAACACGGAAAATTGTATGAAGCTGCGTTTGGCGTGATTGGCCTGATATGTGTGATTGTCGCGGAGGTTTACGACTATCTAAGCGGGATTAACAGGGAGGGATAACATGGCAACTTGTTTCGCGTATAAGAAGAACGCTGCTAACGGCAAATGGCAGTGCATGGCGATTGTCGCAAGCTGTGACGGCAATGATACACAGTGCGGCTTCTACAAGACTAAGGCACAGTACGAATTAGACAAGGAAGAAGCGTTGAAGCGCATAGCCACATTGCCGGGGCATGTACGCCGCAAGATTGCAGAAACGTACTATAACAGTGAAAGGCCGTGGCAGAAGTACGTCACTGACAACGATGACAGCGACTTTGAGGAAATGAAAGGAACCGCCATATACGAGGAAACCAAGCCCGTGTTTACCGGCAGAACCGAGGGCGCGTTGGATGACGCATGGCGGGAACTGATTAAGACGCTGGACACCGAAGTGATTGGCCTTGTGTAACGAGCGTCAGAGGGTATGGCAGCGGGAGAACCGGCAGATGTTGGTTAAATGCCATCTCTGCCGGGATTGCGGGAAGCAGGATGCGCATACAATGGCCGGACATAGTTTCTGCTATGAGTGTAATGAAAAACGCAATGCATGGGCGCGGGCATACCGCGAGAAGAACCGGGAGCGCGAGAACGCGAAACGTCGCGAGAAATACGCGCAACGCAAGACGCAACACCTATGCGCCTCTTGTGGCCGTGAAATGCTGATTACAGATAAACATTGCAAATGTCCGAGATGTCGTGGGGATGAGTACAAGCGATATGTAACAAAGTATATACCGAAGCGGGTTGGCAATGTCTGTTTCCAGTGCTGTACGAATCCACCGTTGGATGGTAAGAAGCTGTGCCAAAGTTGCTACGATAAAAACCTTGTAAAGCTGCAAAAGGCGTTGACCGTAAGGAAGGAGCGAGAGAATGTTAGACTTAACCAAGGATGACGTTGACAAGATCGTTGACAGTATCGAGTATCTTGTACGGTATCAGGATAAGCGCACTGTTGCCCGGATGATGAAGGACTGTGACCTGACTTTCAATGAATACCGTATCGTCTGCGACTTAGCTATGCCGACCATCCGCGAACACAGCGATACGTTGAGCGCAAAGCACAGTCTGGCGTATTGGAAATCGCAGTTGCAGAATCAGGTTGATCGGCTGACTAAACGCTGTGAAAGACTGTTGGGATTGAGGTGAAAACATGGGAAAAGTCACACTGTTTGAAACCACAACGCGCAAGCCTATCACTCTGATAGGCGAACGCGCCGGGGTGTGTTGGGGCGCGGACATCACGGACGCGGAGCAGAACTACAAGCGCGGATTGGACTGTATTCAGTCGGGGCATGGCAGAACGCTTGAATTTGTAAACGTTGAGATGATCCTGAACGGCTATTCTGCCCGTGTCATCCGCGAGTGGTATACTCATATCGGCGGTGCGCCCACGCGGTTACAGGCATCTACGCGGTACATCAACTACAAGCGTTTCGACTATATTATACCGCCGTCCATAATGGCGATACCGGAGGCGAAAGCGCGATACATTACCATGATGGACGGTATACAGCGGACGGCGCACAGGTTGGAGGAAATGGGTATACCCCGCGAGGATGTGGCAAACCTGTTGCCACTGGGAATGACAACAAAGATTGTGGACAAGCGCAACCTTCGCAACCTGGTCGATATGTCCCGGCAGCGGATGTGCAACAGGGCGTATTGGGAGTTCCGGGAGATGTTCAGCGACATCCTGACTGAACTGGAAGATTACAGCAGAGAATGGAAGGAAGTCATTGAACTGACCATGCAACCTAAATGCAAAGAGCGCGGGGGTTGCCGGGAAAAACACGGATGCGGACAGGCGGGTGATAATTGATGTTGTTCGACGATTACCAGCAATTAGCGCGGAGGACACAGCGGACGGATTTGCCGTTGTGGGCGTTACGGGAACACGCGCTGTACCTGTTGGGCGCAGAAGTCGGTGAAGTCATGGGACTTCACCAGAAGGTACACCAGGGCCATCCGATGGACGAAAACGAGTTGCGGTTAGAGATCGGGGATGTGCTATGGGGGTTAGCTGAATTGTGCGACTGTTACGGTTTCAGGCTGGAAGAAATAGCTATAGCCAACATTAACAAGCTGCGCAACCGATACAAGGACAAGTTCACGGTAGAGGAAAGCGTGAATAGAGTGGAGTATCAGAAAAAGGAACCAGTGCGAAGCAAATACTATTCGACATTTAAGAAGGAGGAAACAAAATGAATTACAAACTGAACGAGCAGAACGGGAACGTCAACTACCTGATGATGGCGGGCAATGATATTGTATTGCATCATACAACTATCGAAACGGCAACCTGGGCTTGTGAGAACAACGAAGTCAAGAACGAAACGCTCTGTAAAGAGTATCCCGATTACTGCATCCACGCAGGGCAGTTTTACTTTGAGGGCAAATGGGGAAAGCCGAAGTCGAAGAAGCGCGTCAAGGATGCTGTCTGCAATAATGACTACTGCGAATTGGAGTGATCTAACATGGAAGAAGAAAAACGCAAGCGCGGACACCCCCCGTGGACGGAGGAACAGAAACAGGCGCGGCGGGAACTGAACGCGAAGAAGCGCGAGGAACGCGAGGCCGAGGAACAGGCCGCAGAACAACGGTATGAAGAAATCACGGGCAAGAAGCGCCCGAAGAACTATAAGCGGAGCAACAGCAAAGACCCGTGGACGGCTTCACAGCGCAGAAGGAATAAGGCAACCTGGGACGCGAAGCTGGCAGAACGGGACAAGGAATACAAACAGTTGATCGCGGACAATCCCCACAAGACCAAAGATGAACTTGGCATACCTGACCATTGGAAGCCCCGCGACGGTTCGCCATCCGGGTATTATGGAGTGGCATTGCGTCAGGCGCGGGTGGGTATCAGCTTGCCGCCTATCAATATCAAAAATCCGCATGAGGTGGAAGCCAGGATTGACCAATTTTTCGATTTCTGCGAGATGAATAACAGACCGCCCAACATGGTTGAATTGGCAAATTGGCTGGGCGTTAGTCGTGAAACTTTGCAGAATTGGAAGGACGGCAAGATCGGCAGCACAGAACATGAGCAGATCATACAACGCGCCCTGTCCGTTATCGAAGCCAGTTTGGTGGCGCAAGTCCAATCAGAACCGAAGATCATGGTCGGCGGGATGTTCCTGCTCAAGAGCATGTTCCATTACCGGGAGCAGAACGATGTGAACGTGAACTTCAACGCGCAGAACGACAGGGTATTGAGCGCGGACGAAATCGCAGAACGGTATCTTGGGGACGGTAAGACAGTGGAAACGGAGTTTGTGGATGAGGCAGAACAGGAAACCGAATGAGGCGCAGAACGCGCCTCGTTTTTTGTGGAAAAATCGCAGAACGGCGCAGAACGGCGCAGAACGCAGAACGGGAAGCCTGACAAGGTGACACGTTAGCACTTTAACACGATAAAGCACAATAGCATAGTAGGTTATAGGATTATAAGAAATGCTTATAGTAGACTGTGGTCGTGTTCAGGGCATGGCAGACCGGTGTCGGGGAGGGTGTCGCGGCCTGCCCCCCTCCGACTGACCGCGCCGTGACGCTCTGCGCCGCCCTCTGTGGCCCCCTCTGACGGCGTTTCACGGCTCCACCTATACGGGCATAGGGTGAAACAGCCGCCCGTAATAGGGCCGTTTCTGCGCGTCTGACGGCCTGTCCCTCACAGCCTCCACGGGGTCAGCGGCGGGGTCTGCCGTGGGACGCTCTCACAGCCCCGGCGCGGCCCCTCTCGCCGTGCTTCGCTCCGTGGGTGACATGTTCCCCGCATCCGTCCGTGGGCGGCTCTGTGGGGCTGTCAGATGGCATGAAAAGACCCCCGCCGACTGTGGCGGGGGTTCAGTCTGTCCACCTCATGCGAAGAGCCGCAGGCGGGGCCGTCCGTGCTTCTCCCAGTAGTCTATCAGGCGGTGGGTTTCTGCCTCGGTGACGTATGGGAGTTTGTATAGTTCGGTGTCGCCCCCGTGCCTGTAGTAGCCATATGCCGCGCCAGCGGTGCGAGGGTTCGGGAGGCACTCACAGCCGGTCACGTCGATTATGTTTCGGCTGTCCTGCTTCGTGGCGGTGCGTAGGGCGATACGGGCGTCAAAGTTACATTTCAATTCGGTCGGGATGACCTTACAGATGGGTGACTGGGTGCAGGCGATCAGGTGGACACGGGCGGCGCGTCCAATCTGCGCGATACGTTGGAGCAGCGGGAAAGCCTGCCGCCTGTGGGTAGTCATGAGATCTTGCAGTTCGTCCACTATGACATAGACGTGGGATCCGTCATATTCACGCCGCCTGCGCTTCTGTGCGTCTTTGTACCGCGTCATGATGAGGTCGACGGCATACTGTAGCGCGTCCACCATATCGCGCCCATCGCAGGCATAGCGGAGGGTGTGCGGTAGATGGCGATACGGGGCTAACTCCGTCAGCTTCGGGTCGATCAGGATGAACCGCACAGCGGCGGGGCTTTGGTAGAGTGCCGTATAGATCAGCCCATTTTCAAAGACCGACTTACCGCTGCCGGTCGCGCCTGCTATCAGTAGGTGCGACTCTTGGAGGCAGGCGGCGAATAGGCGGGAGTATTCCCCCGCCGGTGTCCTCCACTCCTTAACCATGCTCACACCCCCAGACCACAGACACGCCGCGCCGCTTCAAAATCTGGTCGAGGTATGCCTCCCGGATGTTACCGGGGGCGCGGAAGTCCTGCGCCCACGCGCTGACGGCGTTCTGAATCCACCACGGGATGCCCAGCGCGTCCAATTCGGCGGGGAAGGTTGCCAGGGTCTGCCGCGCCTGTTCGCTGCCCTCTGCGTCATTCTCTGCCGCACACCTCGCGGCCTGATAGCACCAGTGGGCCAGCCATTCGAGGGCGGCGTATTGGATGCGGGTGATCTGCTTCATCATGGTATTACCTCCTATCAGTTGTCATGTGAACGGGTGCAACCTTCTTGTAATCCCCACGCAGGCCGCAACCGGTCGGCGTTTCAATCATCACGGTAACGATCTTCCCGGTCATGTTCGCCACTTCCTGCGCCTTTTCAAAGGCTTCTCTGCGGCTCTCCGTGTGGAATAGGTACTTGATGCCGAGATGCTCCCCGAACTCGATGCGGTGAACCCCGCCCAGTTCGGTCCAACTTCCATAGTGGGCTGAATAGCGTGTCATGGTATGCCCTCCTGTGGTCGATATGGTGACGGGGTGACTTCTTCGCCTGTCCTTCTTCGCTTCGCTCATGCCTCACACGGTCGCGGATGAATCCATGCCCAGCGTATTCCCTCCCGCGCTGACGGTGTCGCCTCTTGGCTCGATGTGTGACCCCCGCCCATGTGGGCGGGACGCTCTGCGCCTGACACCTATTTAACGCCGCGCAGACGGCGGGACAGTCACCACACACACGCGGCGGTCGAGGGGGCCAGCGTGGGCGCGTCCTGGGCTTCGAGCGCGGCCCGGATAGACCGCTTCACGCGGTTGGACGCTTGGAACAGGGCGCGGGCTTGGGTGTCTAACCACTCTTCGCGGCTGTTCGGGCGACGCTCCCCGCCGCGCGTCCGCTTCAATTCGGACGGGGTGCAGAGCCGCTCGGCGATCTGACAGTCATAGCAGAGGGAGCAACCGCCCCAGCTGTATTGATTCCAATCGGCGGCACCGTTGAGCAACTGACGATCGATCAGCTTCGGAGCTTCGAGGTCGGACAGGTCGAAGTAGCCGCCCTTGGTCGCTTCTTCGAGTTCGTCCACCAGTTCGAGGGCGTAGTCGGTCACGCCACGGCCCCACGCGCTGCGCTCGGTTCGGGCTTCGACTTCCTGACGGATGCGGTTGAAAATGACTTCGGGCTTCATGGTCTGCTCCTCATCTTCTTCTTCGGTGGTGGTGGTGTCGGCGGGGTTCAGGGTTGCGGTCAGAGCAGCCAGCAGCGCGGCGAGGGTGTCGGCGACGTGGCGCAGGTCGTACTTAATGGACACTTCCAACTGGTACACCATACGCTCGGCTTCGTGCCGTATGTATTCTTCGTGGGTGCGCTCCACGCCGTCACCGATGCCGATGCAGGCGCAGTACATGCAGTGCGCAATTTCATCGGCCGCGGTTTCTTCGATGACTTCGGCGGTGAACTCGTGCCAGTCGTCACGGGCCGGGACTTCTTTGAGCAGGTCGGCGGCGCGGAGGGCGGGGCGGACGTAGTCGAGCCACAGGCCGAGGGTGAGGTTGCTAACGCTGATGGACTTCTTCATGGTGGTTTCTCCTTTCGTGGCCCCGTGGGGCGGTCGGTTGTTTCTCAACTTCTGGGAATAGTATACACCCAAATTCGGATTATGTCAACCCAAATTCGGATGATATTGACCTTTTTTTGGTTGATAAATATCAGCCTGAATTTAGTGCATATTGCCTAAAATGTAAACTTGTATTCGGTTCGCTGTGGGCTTGACATCGGTTGACATCTGTGATACAATCGGCGGTGGAGGTGATGACCAGATGCCCAAATTCATCATACGCCCCGGCGTCGATCTGGTGGACATGCTCAAATCCAAAGGCTTTTCGACCTATTACATGGGGAAGCATCCCAAAGAGACTTTCGGTGGGTCTACGCTCAACAAATTCAGAGACGGCGGTCTGCCATCTTGGGCAGAGTTGGCGAAGCTGTGCGGTCTGCTCCACGTTTCGCCCGTCGCCCTGATTGCATTTCAGACTGACAGCGGCGCGGTCTTTGATCTGAATGGACAGCGAATAGACCGCCCCGCTCCCCCGCCGTCGTCCCCGCCGTCTATTATGGAGGAATACGACGACGACGGGTCGCCTGGCGGCTACTATGACGCTTGTAACGACGCCCCCGACGACTGATCTATACACCGTCCCCGCGCCCCTTGTGGCGGCTTATACGCCGTCCAAGGGGCTTCTTCTTCGCCCTGTCCTGACGGCGATCTGACGGCGTTCTGACAGGTCCATCCGCCACGGTCCGAAGCTGTCCAGGCGTCCACCGTTGGCGCGTCCGTGTCCGTGTACAACGGACACATGTTCGTATATTACGGACATGGCATGTACGCATCTGCGTATATAGGTAGGACCAAAGTTAAAGTTAGAGCTAACTCTAACTTTGTGATCCATCAATCAAAAATCCATCAAATTACCATGTTTCGCATACCTGGACTATTGCATATCATGCATATATCCATTGCATAATCGCCTATTGTAAAAGGTATTGTGCAATATGAACAATAAAACATAGTGTTTTTGCACAAATACGGCTGTATCTATGCGTAAAAGAAGTGTTTTGTGCATAGAATTACAAGCTGTTAACAGTTCCTGCGACAGTATACCTATGGGGGAGATAGGGTATACCCCTGGTCGGGCCGGGTTAGCCCCCCACCGCCCCGCGAAAAGAAAAAAACGACCATTTTGATATACGCTATCGTACCATGCTTGCATGTACGAAAACGGGTTTTTAGCCACTTTCAGCAATAATGCTGAAAAACCCTGAAAATAGGGCATTTTCAGCCATGTTAGACATAACTAACGGTTTTGCAAACCCCTTATATATAGTTTTTTGCAAAACTTCGCTACGCTCGTAGTAGGGGGGCTAAGAACGCCCCCCCTACGATACGATAGCGAACAGAGTTCTGCCTAAAATTTTTTTCGCTGAAAAATGGGAATTTGAAAAAATGATTGAACAAAATTGAATTGGGTGATATAATGGTTACACATAAGGGGGCATATAGTTATGGAGATAAAGCGGCTAATTGAAAAGCTGGTTAAAAAGACAAAGCGCGAACGGTACACATACACGAACTATGAAGGGTTGTATAACGCCTGCCGGCTGGCATTGGAGAAGGAGCATGAGTTAGGGGTTGAAACGCTGCGGTGGATGAACGGGCAGTTGGAGGCCGTGATACCGGTTGTAGCGAAGATAGACGCGAAAGGCGCGGGGCAGTATTACAAACTGCATAGGAAAGTGCTATTGGCTGCTGCGCCGTGGGACTTGGACAGTTTCATGTTATTTGTGGAGTGGAACCGGGAACCGAAGAAGAAATTCTATGCGCCGCGCAGGAAGCAGTTGAAAGTTGTTGTGGACGCGATACAGGCCCTTGCAGACGATAGACTGGACTTGGTAGGGGTATCACTACCCCCTGGCGTCGGGAAGTCTACAGTGGCCTTATTCGGGCTTACATGGTTTGCTGGCAGATACCCAGACAGTCCGATACTGACAGGTTCGCATAGCAATTCGTGGGTGCGGGGTGCGTATGACGAATGTTTGAGGATAATGGACAGGAACGGGGAATACTTGTGGGGCGAAGTATTCCCGGATGTGGAAATATCGAGTACGAACGCGAAGGACTGTCGGATAGACTTGGGTAAGCGCAAGAGGTTTGAAACATTAGAGTTTACTTCAATCGGGACAGGCAACGCCGGTTTGTACAGGGCGCAGACGTTGTTATATTGCGATGACTTGGTTAGCGGTATTGAAGTGGCGTTGTCGAAGGACAGGCTGGACAAGCTGTGGGAAATATACAACACGGACTTGCGGCAAAGGAAATTAGGCGACAGGTGTAAGGAACTGCATATTGCCACACGCTGGTCGGTATGGGACGTACTTGGGCGGTTAGAGATGGAGTATGGCGGGAGCGACAGGGCACGATTCATTACGATACCGGCAATGGACGAAAATGATGAAAGCAACTTCGACTATCCGTATGGGGTTGGGTATTCGACAAAGGCACTGATTGAGCAGCGCGACATTATGGATGATGTAAACTGGAGGGCGTTGTTTATGAATGAGCCGATAGAGAGGGAAGGGCTTCTGTATTCGGCTGATGAACTGCGTCGGTACTTTGAACTGCCTGACGGTGAGCCTGATGCGATACTGGCTGTATGCGACGGAAAGACAAAAGGCGTTGACTACTGCTTTATGCCGATTGCGTATCAGTATGGGCCTGACTTCTATATCGAGGACGTGATATGTGATAACAACGCGCCGAATACGGTAGACCCGCGACTTGCGGCAATGCTGTTAAAGCACAATGTACACATGGCGCGGTTTGAAAGCAACCAGGCGGGATTGAAGCTGGCAGAGAAGATACAGGGAATGGTGAAAGACTGCGGAGGCAGGACGAAAATCACGACAAAGTACACGACAGCGAATAAAGACACAAGAATAGTCATGGCCCAGCCGTGGGTGTTGGAACATTGTCTGTTCAAGGATGATTCAGTTGTTCATAGCAAAGAGTATAAGCGGTTCATGCAATTCCTTTGTGGCTGGACAATGGCTGGACGCAATAAGTTTGACGATGTGCCTGATGGTATGGCACAACTTGCAGAGTTTATTCAATCGTTTGGGATGAATAAAGTGGAGATAGTCAAGAGGCCGTTCTAAAAAAGGTGCCGTATCGGTTGTCGTGGCCCCGATACGGCTTAAACGGAAAGGAGGGAAATACAATGAAGCACTGTGCTTGCTTCGCTTATATGATAACACGAATGTGCGGTTATGTCAAGCTAAATAGCTTGACAAAATAGTTAGTTTATGCTATACTTCATAGCAGATAAGGCTATGGAGGCAAGTATGCTGACGCAGAGAGAGATAGACGCCATCAACGAATGGCTGGCAAAAGGTTTTGAAATCGAGATATTCAGGAAGCCTGACGGAACACTGAATATCAAAACCGTGAGGAAGAAGCGGTTAAACATTGAACAGTAATCCGTGACTATACGTTAGACGGATTCATATACCACACGCCGAATGGTCGGCGGTGAAGTGGCTAAGGAGCCAACAATCCGGAAATTCCGGAAAGTTGGTTCCTTTAATTTTTGGAGGTAGCGTATGGATAACGATAACAAGCGTTCTGTCATATCCAACAACCTGTTCGGGCGGTTGGATATTTACGCTACTTCTGACGAGATTACCGCCGAGAATGTGGTGTATGAGTTGAATACGGCGTTGCCGTATCACGTCAAGAACCTGTTGGAAGAAGATTTTCTGTACTGGTATCGGCGCAACCTACAGCCGATACTTGGACGCACGAAGGAAGTGCGCCCGGAAATTCTGAACATCGTCCAGGAAAACCACGCCGACGAGATTGTGGCGTTCAAAAATGGCTATTTCCTGACGAAGCCCGCGTTCTATGTGGCGCGTAACAATTCCAAACAGGGAAAGGTAAAGAAGCTGAACGAGTTCCTTTACCGTTCGTACAAACATGCCGCTGACAACCAGGCCGTGAATTGGTTCCATACAGTCGGCAAGGGCGTAATCCTGATTGAGCCTGACAGGAACGGCGACCCAGAAACGCCGATACATGCTTATGCGCTTGACCCGCGTTCGGCGTTCGTGGTTTACAGTTTGCGCCCCGGTAACGAGCCTGTAATGGGCGTGAACATGGTTGTTTCCGAGGGTATGGCTAAGTTCGACGTGTTCACGAAAGACGCCGTATACCACCTTTCCGGCAGCGCTACGGGCCGTCTGATGACTACGCAAGTTAACCATGACTTCCTGGCGACGGCGATTACCGTTGACAGCGTTGAGCCGAATACCCTTGGGCTGATACCGATTATCGAATATCGGTATAACAGTGTGAATATGGGCGCGTTTGAAAGCGTTCTGCCGCTATTGGATGAGATTAACAACATCATCTCCAATGCCTGTGACGGCGTTGAGCAGTTCATACAGTCTTTGGCTGTGGCTACGAACTGCGAGTTCCCGGAAGGGACTACAAGCAACGATATTCGCCGCGCAGGGATGATCGTGTTGAAGTCTATCGGTGAAAACAAGGCTGATTTTAAGATACTTAGTCAGCCGCTTGACCAGACACAGACGAAAGTGCTGATTGACCATCTGAAAAATGAGGTTATGCGGATTTGCGCTATGCCGCTGGTCAGCGAACATGGCACGACGTATGACACGACCGGTAGCGCGGTGCTGGCAAACAGTGGTTGGTATCAAGCCGATTGCGCGGCGCGGAACACCGAGGATTTGTTCAGGGAAAGCAATAAGCAGTTCGACCGTATCTTTGTGGAGATTTTGAATCGGCGGGGGCTGTTGGACATTAGCTTGTCTGACTTTGAACTCCACTTCGACCACGGCGAAACGGCGAACGTACAGAGCAAAGCCCAAGCGTTCCAGACGTTGCTTGCCGCTGGTATGCATCCTGAACTGGCCGCTGGCAAGTCGGGCATATCCAATGACCCCGTTAAGGATGTTCAGATGTCCCAGCCGTACTTGAAGATGATTTGGGGCGATCCTGACAAGGTTGACCAGATGGTGCAGCAGACGAACGGACAAGGTGAAGCGCAGATCGTGGAGAGCGACAACGACAATGGCGAAAACGCTACAGGCGGTGCGGTATGACAAGCGGGATGCTGTCGGTTCTGATTCCCGCCTATAACCCTGACAAAAAGATATTGCGCGGGATTCTTGAAAAACTGAACCGGCAGATGCAGGAATATCCGAACGTTGAGATCGTCATTGTGGATGACGGCAGCGACAATGCTCCGCTGTACGTTGGAGAGTACAAGGGTGTCGTGTATGCGCGACAGTTGAACAGCGGGGAACCCGTGGCGCGAAATACGCTGCTTTCTCTGGCAAAGGGCGAATGGATAGCGTTTATCGACTGTGATGACGAGATAAGTGACGATTACCTGTCCGTCATTATTGGAAATATGCACGAGGGCTACGATTGGGTGTCCTATAATTGGACGTGCGACGGGAGCCGCTTAGCGGCATTGCAAAACAAGGACACGCTGATGATAAATTGCGCGGTATGGGCGTACTCGTTCAAGAATGGGATTTACGGGAATGAACTGTTTAATCCAAAACTTCGGCTTGGCTGTGACACAGACTGGTTGCTTCGGGTGCTGAAACAGGAACAAAAGCACAAGCACGATGACCGCGTGATTTACAACTACCGATGGATGGGGAACGACAATTCCCTTTGCCACAGAAAACTTCGTGGAGAGATAAGCGTATGAAGCTGTCAATCCTGATTCCTGTGTATAACCAGGAGAAACTTGTCATCAAGGCGCTGGACAATTTACCACGGCGCGACGATATTGAGGTAATTGTTCGCGATGACGGTTCTACTGACAACACATTGGCATATCTGCTGGCATACAAGGCCAGGAACACGGGGCTGAACCTTCTGGTTTCCTCCAATGGAGGCAACAAGGGTGTGGCCTACACAAAAAATCGGCTTCTTGAATGTGCGCACGGTGAATATTTTCACATTCACGACAGCGACGATTATGTGAACACGGGATTGTACTCTGGACTGATTGACAGGTTGGACGGCGCTGACATCTACTGCATGAACCTGATTGTAAATGACGGGAGAATCCTTGATGTCACGGAGGACACGAAGGGACTGTACTGTGCGCAGATTGCGAGGTTTATCCGCAAGGACTTTGTGGAGGGCATCGAGTTCCCTGAGGACGTTCGGGCCGGTGATGATTGGTTTTTCGCAAACGCGCTTTTGGAGCGCGATCCCGTTACGGTATTTTCAGGCGTTCCCGCCTACTATTACAACTTCCCGCGAGAGGGCAGCTTATGTGATCTACGGATAAAGGGGATTCTTCCATGAGAACACTTCGGTTAAAGAATGTGCTGTATTTCCCGAACTTCAATATCTGTGGCGGTATTGAAACATACTGCTATGAGATGGGTTTGAAGTATGGCAAGAATTACGACTTCACCGTGATTTTTCAACGGGGCGACCCTGCCATGATGAAGAAGATTTCCGAGGTATGCAGGGTCATCAAATACAGGGATGGCGACGAGATCATTTGCGACGTGTTCATTTTCGGATATGGTCATGAGATCATCGAACATGTCACGGCAAAGCGAATCATTCAGACGTTCCATGCGGATTATATTTGCCGTCACTTGAATCCGTGTATGGATGAACGAATTACAGATCGGTTTGGGGTTGCGGATAACACTACGAACGGCATCCGTGAACACTTTGAATGGGCGAAGGATATTGTAACGATGTACAACCCGTACACGGTGAAGAAGCCACATAAGGTGTTGAAACTGGTAAGCGCGACGCGACTGACGCCTGAAAAGGGATTTGCGCGTATGGTGCGACTTGCAGAGGCATTGGACGAAGCAAAGATACCGTTCCATTGGCTGATATTCACCGATAAGCCCAAAGAGTTCCCGAATAAGAGTGTAAGCGTTCTACCGGCGCGTCACGACGTTCTGGACTTCATAGCCGACGCGGATTACCTTGTTCAGCTTTCGGACACCGAGGGCTACAGTTACAGCATTGTGGAAGCGTTGAGCGTGGGAACGCCGGTTATCTGTACTGAAATCCCTGTGGCATGTGAACAGGGCGTGGTAAACGGCAAGACGGGATTCATACTGCCGTTTGACATGGATGACATACCGATTGACGCGATCTACAAGGGTGTTAGGAAGTTTACTGTAGCGCCACGCGAAAGCCATTACGAGACTGTGTTGGCAAAGGGCAAGGCGCAGTATGAACGCGACAGGAAAACGAAGGTTGAAGTAAAGGCTATTAAGCACTATTTTGACATTGAACTGAACAAAGATCAATATGTTGGGAATATCCATGAAGTGACGTGGGAACGTGCTGAAAAGTTGGCAGATATGGGGCTTGTGGAGATTGAGTGGTGATATATCGTGACCATTCTCCCGTTTGACGAGATTAATGCCTTAGAGGACAAACTGACTGTCCATTTTGAAAACGGGCGCATCAAGTCAAAGAAGGATGCAGAGGACATTATAGACGAACTGTTTGATTTGTTTCTGTTGGCTTATCTGAATGGCGTTGAGAGCGTCAACACTTCGATGGGGACAAGCATACACCCTTCCGATGAAACAAGGGATTCTGTCATTTATGAAATGATAGACGGCAAGACTTGGAAGGACAGGGTTTGGGACTACTACGAAAACGGCGGCGATGTATACGACATAGCGCGTATCGCCGCTACAGAGGCCCATAGGGACGCGAATGCGGCAGCTTATGATACGGCTGTTCGCGCTGGTGCGAAAAGCAAGACATGGCATTGCATGATGCTACCTACGTCCAGGGATGAGCATATATGGTTGGATGGCGTGTCTGCCCCGATTGATGGCTACTTTTACAGTAGCATTGGTGAACGGACACAATACCCCGGACAATGGGGAATACCTGAACAGGATATAAATTGTTTGTGTTGGCTAACTTATGAATAGCCATTCACATATGTCCAGTGAAGGACGTTAAAAAACGCAAACGACATGACAAGTCGATAAAACGGAAAATTGCGCACAGTGAAGTGCCTCGTTAAACGCAAAGGAGACAAGGAAAATGGACGAACAGAATGTTGTTGTTACTGCCGAAACAGTTGCTACCAATACGGAGCATACTGAATCCGCAAAGACTGAACCTGCGAATAACGACGAAGTTGATAAGTTGAAGGCCGAGGTTGACAAGCTGAAAGCCTCCCTGTCCAAAGCGAATAGCGAAGCCGCCGAGTATAAGCGACAGAGAAATGAGCAGATGGACAAGAGCAAACTTGCCGAAGTCGAACGCGCTGAACAGGAAAAGGCTATGCGGGATGAATTGGAAACGCTGCGCAAGGAAAAGGCCGTCACCGACTATACCAACAAGGCGTTGGAAGTCGGGTTTGATACCGAAACCGCTGCGCAAGCCGCAAACGCTATGGCTAATGGCGACATGAACGCCGTGTTCGATGCTCTTAAAGCGTTTGTAGAGGCGACTAAAACGCGCCTGAATAACGAAGCGCTGAATAGGCAACCCGGCCTATCCACGGGTGTACCGCCTACGAAAAACACTACCACTGATTCCGATATGGAACAGATGCGGCGTTGGATGGGAGCGCCACTACACCGATGAAAGGATGATAGACAATGGCGACTACTGTTTCTCCTGTTATTGCTAATAGCATCGGCCTTGCGTCTCGGTATCTGCCGATTCTGGACGAGATTTACAAGGCTGCGTCTAAGACCGCTATCTTCGATACCGTTCAGGACAGGGTACGCTGGTCTGACGAGTATCACACCTTCTACCTGTTTGAGACTGACATGGTTGGTCTGGCCGACTACAGCCGCAACGATGGCTTTGTTCGTGGCGACGTGACTTCCAGTTGGAGGGCTTATGCTCCCCAGTGGGATAGGGGCCGTCAGTTCATGGTTGACGTTCTGGACAACGACGAGAGTATGGGTATGGCTTTCGGCACTCTGGCCGGTGAGTTCATGCGCACTAAGGTTGTCCCGGAGCGTGACCTTCTGCGCTTTGCTACCTACGCCGATGGCGCTGCGAGTGGGAATAAGCAGACTGAAACCCTGTCTACTTCCTCCGCTACTATTGCGTCTATCGACGATGCGACCGCCGCGCTGGATGATCTGGAAGTGCCGTATGAGGGCCGAATCCTGTTCGTGAATCCCACGACCTATAAGCTGATTAAGGGCGGCATTACCCGTATGATCGAGAACGCCGACCGCGACATCGACTATAACGTGGAGATTTACAACGACATGCGCGTGATTACCGTTCCGTCGGGTCGGTTCAATACCGCCGCGACTAAGAACGCTGCGTCTGCGCATGATGATGCTGGCGGCTATACCGCTTCTGGTGCGACCATCAACTACATGATCGTGCATCCAAGCGCGATTATGCAGGCTGTGAAGATGGCCGACCCGCGTGTGTTCTCCCCCCGTGAGAATCAGCAGGCGCGCGGTTGGCTGTACGATTTCCGTGAGTATCACGGCGCGTGGGTGAAGAACCAGAAGAAGAACGGCATCTACGTTTCCGCGCCCGCTGTGGTTAGCGGCTAATGGCCTGAAAGGAAGTGCCGAGGATGACCACCGAAGAAAAGCTGGCAATGGTCAAGACCATCATGGGGCCTGACGCGCCTGATGATGAAACCATAACGTCATACCTGACGCTTGCCAAGACTGAAATCCTCCAATGGCGGTTCAGCTACAACCCGGATGACATGCCGGATGATGTTCCTGCCGCCTATGAAATGACGCAAGTCTACGCCGTGGTGAACGGGTTTACACAGCGCGGCATGGAAGGTGAAACGGTTTCAGTTGAAAACGGCATCCATCGGCACTTCGCATATCCTGACATGGTACGTTATATTCGCGGCAATGTCATTGCACAGGCCAAGTTGGGCGGTGGCGGCTAATGGGTAGGATATGTTTCAGAAACAAGCAACCGTTCTGGTATGCGCTGTTGGGCGACGTGGTTGAGGACTACGACGAATACGGTAACCAGATCGGAACGTCCACTACCTACGGAAAACCTGTTCAGGCGTTTGCCAATATCAGTCCCGCAAAGGGTAACGTCCTTTCAAGGGAGTTTGGCGACGATGACAGCTATGACAAGCAGATCGTGACCGGCGACCGCGATATACCCATTAACGAATACGCGGTGCTGTGGATAGACAGTGAACCCGAACTCGACGAGAACGGCGCACTGAAAGTCAACGCAGACGGCGAGATCGTGACGCCTTGGGACTACATCGTGCGCAAGGTTGGGCGCGGGTTGCCGAACTTCGGCAGCACCGTGATAGCGATAACGAAAGTTAGCGTAACAAGCGGTAAGGTTTCGGGCGGTGTCAGTGCGTGAGCAGGACGATACACATTGACATCTTCGACCCGGCAAGCATAGACGCGGCGGTAAAAGAGATACGCGAGTATTCCGCGTGGGTGCAGCGCAAGACCGAGGAACTACGGCAGCGTGTAGCTTACTTCATTGCAAAGGACGCAAGTGCGGTGTTTAACAGCGCGGTTGCAGATGACCTAATAGGTGAAGGTGCGGTTATTGGCAGCGTGGATGTGGTTGTTGAGGACAACGGCAACATGACGTTGGTAATAGCCAACGGCGAGGATGCTGTGTTCATGGAGTTCGGCGCTGGCGTGTATTATAACGGGGGCGTGGGAAGTTCCCCGAACCCGTTAGGCGCTGGCCTTGGCTACACCATAGGCAGTTATGGCAAGGGCAACGGCAAGAAGCAAGTTTGGGGCTTTAAAGGTGCAGACGGTAAGGTACATCTGACCCACGGTGTACCGGCATCAATGCCGTTCTACAAGGCTGTAAAGTCTGTTGCGGATGATATAGAGCGGATAGCAAAGGAGGTATTCGGGACATGATCGACATTGAAAATGAACTGTTTACCGAGATTGCTACAGCCGTTCGCGCAGAGTTCCCCGGCGCGTATGTCGTGGGCGAGTACGTCAATGCCCCGTCGAAGTTCCCCGCTGTGTACATTGTGGAGCAGGATAATACCGTAAATAAGGCGACCCGTGACACGGGCGGCATTGAGAATTTCGCAGACGTGATGTATCAGGTGGATATTTTCAGTAATAAGAACAAGGGTAAGAAAGCCGAGTGCAAGAGCATTGCCGCGTTTATAGACGGCATGTTTGTCGGGATGGGCTTTACGCGCACGTTTTTGAACCCTGTTCCCAACATAGACGATGGAACTATCTACCGTATGACTGGCCGCTGGATAGCGACCGTCAGTAAAGACAACATTGTGTATAGGAGATGATTGTATGGCGGCTTCTACCACCCCGATTTCTACCCAGCACAGCTATTTCATGTACAAGGTTTCGACTACTTGGACTAAGCTGTTCGATTTCAAGACTGATCCTGACCAGGCTACGGCCCCAGACCAGTTAGAGACTACTACCCAGAGCGACAACATCAAGACCTACATTGAGGGCTTGCAGGACAATCCGCAGAAGCAGTACACCTGCAACTATGATCTTGCGACTTACCGTGCTATCAAGGCGTTGAAGGGCGTGGAGCAGGATGTGGCCGAGTGGTTCGGCGCTGCGTCCGATGGCATCACCCCGGACGGTCACGACGGCAAGTTCGCTGGTAAGGGCTTTTTGGACGTGTATTGGAACGGCGGCGACGCGAACACCGTTCGCAACATGACCATCACCCTGACCATGACTTCTGCGCTGGTGGACGATACCACCGTTAGCGCTTGACGGGTATAAGGGCGGGAGTATCGCGCTCCCGCCTACACAATAAAAAAGAGAGGGTTAAAAAGATGGAGGAAAAGAAAGTCAATCAGATCAACTTTGACTACGATGGGAAGCACTACTGTTTGGAATACAGCCGCGAAGCCGTGAAGCGCATGGAGGCGGCGGGATTCAAGCCCGGTGAAAGCGGAACAACCCCGCTGTTGGAGTTGGACATGCTGTGGGCCGGGGCGTTCTACAAGAACCATAGGAACACCAGCAGCCGTGTAATTGAAAAGCTGTTGGAGCAAATCGGCAACCAGGAGAAGTTGCTTGAAACGCTGCGAATCATGGTTTCGGAAACCTACAATTCGCTGCGTAATGATGACGAGGACAACGAGGGAAACTTGAAGTGGACGGCGACGATTTAGAATCTGAACCGTCAGAAATCACGTTAACCGAATTTTTCATAAAGATGTTCCCTGTGTATATGGCAATGGGAATGTCATACGATGAGTATTGGAATGGGCCTTGTTGGCTGGCGAGAGCTTACCGGGAGGCCCATCAAATGAAACAACGACAGGAAGAATGGGCGCGGTGGCGACAGGCGGCATACATATTTGACGCACTGTTGTGCGCGTCACCGATGATGAAGCCTTTTGTGAAGGATGCGAAGCCGGGGAAGTTCCCCGATGAACCGTGGCCGTTGACACAGAAGGAAGCGGACGAACGGCAACGAGCCAAAGACATAGAGAACTACAAAAAGGCACTGGCGCAACGACGGGCCGCAAGCGATGCGGAGAAGAAGCGCCGGAAAGAAGCGAAGAAGCAGGAGGTAAGCGAAAATGGCAACGATTGATAATCTTGACATTCAAATTACTTCATCCGCAAATGGTGCGGTGAGTGCGCTTGACCGTCTTGCTTCTTCTGCTAATAATTTGAGGGGCGCGGCGACTGGTGCTGGTGGCGGTTGTCGTGATTTGGCGGCTGGCGCGAAACAGTCTGCTAATGAAACACAAAATGCTGGCACACAAGCTGGTAAAGCCGAGCCGCAAGTAAGGCATTTTGGACAGAGTTCTGAACAGGCTGGTAAGGCCGCAAAGAAAGGTACGGCTGGCATAGCGACGTTCTGGCAAGCCTTGAAACGGGTTGCTTATTATCGCTTTATTCGTACAATCATCAAAGAAATTACATCCGCTTTTAAGGATGGAATTAATAACCTATATAAGTGGAGTAGTGCTGTCAACGGGCATTTTGCAAAGAGTATGAACCAGTTGGCGACTTCTACTAATTATCTGAAAAATAGTTTAGGGGCTATGACTGCTCCATTACTTGAAGCACTGGCCCCCGCTATTGATTTTGTGATTGATAAATTTGTTGCCTTGCTAAATGCAATCAATATGTTCTTCTCTGCTTTAAGCGGTTCGTCTACTTATACCGTTGCAAAGAAGGTTGCAGTATCATACGGTAGTGTTGGTTCAAGTGCAAGCAGCGCAACCGATAAAGTTGAAAAACTGAAACGAAGCATTATGGGCTTCGATGAAATAAACAAGTTGGATAAAGATATAGGCGGTAGTTCTGGTAGTGGAGGTTCCTCCGGAGGCAGTGGCGGTTCTTCCGGCGGCGGTATAGCTTTTGAAGAAAAGCCATTGGAAGGTTTTTGGAAAGATTTAGCTGAACTAACTAGTGGGTGGCCGGATTGGCTGAAATGGCTGTTTGGTATCGGCAGTGTTGCTATTGCCGCATGGGGCATCAGTCAGTTGCCTAAACTGATTGGTGCTATTTGGGATGCGTTGAAAAACCTGTTTAGTATTCATATACCAGACTGGTTCAAATGGTTGTTTGGCCCTAAAGATGATGATACGCCTGGAATAGATATTCCTGACCACATAGATATACCTGATGCTGATATTGATGTAAATTTGAACAAAGGCGATTGGAGCGTCCTTGATGATATTAAGGATATTGAAGTGCCTATAAAGCCATCTAATACAGTAGATGATATATGGACATTACTAAAAAAAGCTTGGGAGGCTTTAGGGATTAAAGAATTATATGTCAATCTTACACTGAATCAAACTGCAAAAGGCTTATGGAAAAGTTTAGAGGCTTCATGGGGCGCTCTTGGCAATAAAGAACTGTTCGTTAATATGACATTAAACCAAACTGCAAATGGGCTTTGGA